CCACTAGTCATCTGGACCATGCGCGGCGTGCTGGTTCTTTGCGGAGCGCTCGTGATCGTGCTGATGCAGAGGGCTCAGCACGACAAATCGATAAAACGGGTTGACAGCGTACGGCTGATGAACGCACGTCGAATTTCGTTCATTGCCATCGCCGGGGGTGACGCAGCGTTCCTGATAACCTTGAGCCCGTGGGCGCTGATCACGTTGTTCGCCATGACCGGCGTGCTGATGACGGTCGACATCATCGGTCTGGGGCAGCGCCCGCCGCACAACGGGCACCGCACGGCCGTCGCTGCCGGAGGCTACGCCTACCCGCTGCGCCGGGTGATTGCGTTCTTTCGGCGTTGAGGCGCTTTGTGTTTGTTCCGGGTATCTGATAGGGTCGGGCCGGCAGGGTTCGACGAAACGGAGGATTAGGCCATGAAGACGGTTGCAGACGCGCTGAAGGAAGCCCACGAAGGGCTGAACGAGCTGGAGGCGCGCGTGCGCGCCGGCATGGTGAACAAGAACCTCGCGGATATCATCGCGAGTGCGCGCGGCAAGCTGGCGCAGGGTGCCATCCATCCGGACGCGGTTACCGATCTGGACGCCCTGGACGAGAAAAAGGCCGATATCGAGAAGCGGGCGGAAGATCCGTTCTTCAACCCAGATGCCCAGGGCAAGCCGGCGGCTCCGGTCGACGTCGCGCCTGCATGGCAACCGCCTGCGCAGTATCCTGGGCAGACCGTGCAGCCGCAGGCGGCGGTCCCGCCGATGGCGCGTCAACAGGGCTACGGCGACACCGGCAAGGGGTGACACAGTGCCGCTGAAATCGGGAAAAGCCGCAAAGTCCCGCGCCGGCTTTTCCTACAACGTGCGGGCCGAGATGAAGGCCGGGAAGCCTCAGAAACAGGCGGTCGCTATCGCGTACGCCAAGAAGCGCGGAAAGAAGCGGAAAGGCTAGTGTGGGGGAGTTTGCACAGCTACTCATTGCGATCGCCGTTCTTCTGAATAGCGGCGTTGGCGTGTACGGTGCGTATCTGAGCTACAAGAGCCGGCAGCAAAGCGACCGCAATGCGGAGGGTATCGAGCGGGTTCACTTAGCTACCAACTCCATGAAAGACGCGCTAGTCAGAGCTACCGGCGAGGCGGCGCTAGCCAAGGGGACCGCTGCAGGACTTGAACAAGGGCGAGCAGAGCACCGATGAGCAACGGCCTCCCCACCAAAGCGAAAGTCGGCATCCCGGGCCGGTACGTCAACATCAGTCCGGCCACGTACTTCCTTGCAAAGCGCATGGAACGCGCCGGCATGCTCCGACCTGGGCAACCGTTGATGCTGGCGGCGACGCTCCCGACGAAGGTCAAGACAACGAAGCGAGGCAAGAAATGAGCACCAAGTTCTGCGGGCACAAGACCGGGTTCAACCGTACGGGCCGGAATGACGTCGTTCCGAACAAGATGGGACCGCCGGCCACGAAGTTCGGCGGACGCCCTGCGGTGCCGGCCGGACCGTTGAAGCGCTACCCGGGCGCTGTCGCTGATATCGACGACGGCAACCGCCGGCTTGCGAAGGCAAACCATGGCGAGGGAGAGGGCGACGGCGTCAGCTACGGCGGTCGCGGCGCATTCAGCAAGGGCAAGCGCTGATGTTCTACAGGCCGGGCGGCAGCGCGAAGGCGATCAATCGGCAGTACGATACGGTGTACACCGACACCATCGGCGGCGCTACCGGCTGGCTGCCTGTCAGCAGCGGCAATCAGATCGCGGTGAACGTATCCCGCGCGTCTATCGTATTCGGCAACTCTGCGGCCAGCGCGGTCACCCCGACACCGATAGCGCCGGAGGTTCAAGTTTTGCTGGAGTTGAAGCTGTATGGCGGCGACCCGGACGCGGCGGCACGACCGATCGACCAATGGCAGAACATGGTCGTAGCCACCGATCGCCGCGCGCACCGGGATGGTTGGGTGCGTCTCCGCGTCGTCAACATCAACAACGCGGACGGGACCGGGGTTCTGTTGGACTTGCAGATCAACCGAAAGGGCGACGTGGGGGCGGTGACGTAGCATGTCGGGCTTCGACAACGGCACGTACCAGGGCGGCATTTTCTCCCAGACCAAGCAACTGGGATCGATCCTGCGTGGCTTTGGTCCGCCCGTGCCGCAGGCCGGCGTTGTCGGCGACATCTATATCGACGTGCAGACGTGGTACTTGTACACGAAGCGCTCGCCCGATGCCGGCGGCGACGTCGACCCCTGGGGTCACTACCTATTTCAAGTGCCCGTCACTTACCGTACAGCGCTGAAGTGGTTTAGCGCATACCAGCCGACAGACGATATTGGCGTGGCCGGCGACTACTGCCTGCTGTGGGGCGGCTGGAACAACTACGGCCTGCAGCCGTCGATCTTCGGGCCGCGGCAGGCGACAGCGTGGCCAGAAAGCGGCAACGGTCCGAACGGCACGGTTGCAGCGCTGGGCGCGGGGACTGTGCTGCCGATCGGCCTTTCCGACGAAGGGGCGGCGCTGACTGACAGCACGTCAACGCAACTCATCGTCGTCGGGCTTACCGATGAATACATTCTGGGCATTCCGGTCACCGCGGGCGCGGGCGAAGCGGTGACGCAGCTCGGCTTGCAATCCGGACCCGCGAACGTCGTCGTGAATTTGAACCCACTCTACACCGCGGAGGATAGTCACGCGATATGAGCGGGTTCGACAACGGCACCTTGCAAGGCGGCATTTTCTCGCAGGCCAAGCAGTTCGGCTCAATCCTGCGCGGGCTCGGCCCGCCTGTGCCGCAGGCGGGTGTCGTTGGCGATCTGTACGTTGACGGACAATCGTTTTTTCTCTACACGAAGCGTTCGCCGGACGCGGGCGGCGACGTTGACCCGTGGGGGCATTATCTTTTTCAGCTTCCCGTGACCTATCAAACCCGGCTGAAGTGGTTCAGCGCGTACGCGCCGCTCGCCAGTATCGGTACGGATGGCGACTACTGCCTGTTGTGGGGCGGGTATCCGAACTACGGCCTGCAGCCGTCGATCTACGGGCCGAAGGCCGGCGGGGCGTGGCCGGCGAACCCGGTGGCCGTCGTCGTAGCGCTCAATCCTCTGTACACAGCAGAGGACGAGCATGGCATTTAACCCGGTCACTGATTTTCTTGGGCTGTGGCGTCGGAGCGGCGGCAACGTCTCTGCGTTGCAGATGCCAGGACTTGATTTCGTCGTGGCTGCGTTGGCACGCGCGGGCGTCGTCAGCCTTTCGGTATCCGCCACGGCGCCGGTCGCCAACCAGTCGATTACGGCGTGGCTGCAAGCCGCCGTCCCCAGCTACTCCGCCGAAGGCGTTTTGAACCTTTGGGACAAAGTGACGAGCGCCTACGCGCCGGCCACGCCGAAGCTGTTCTTGCAGTTTTTGGAGGCCTGCGCGGGCGAGACCGGCGCAACGTGGTTGACGATCGCGGGCGGCCCGCCAGCCAACACAGCGGGCAACGACGGCGATTTCGCCATTCGCACGGACGAGCCAGGCGGCATCTACGGGCCGAAGACGTTAGGCGCGTGGCCCGCCACGCCGATCCCGGGGACCACGGACGTCGTATCGAGTACGGCGCTCGATAACACCTTCGGCGGTGCGGAGGGGACCACGATTTACCGCGGCCCTGCTGCGTGGCAAGGGCTGTCGATCGGTGCTGAGGATGCCGTGCTCGTGTCGATCGGCGGCGTCCCTGCGTGGGATGCGCTTTCGGCGCTCTTTGACACAGTATTCGGCGCCGCGCAGGGATCTGTGCTGTACCGTGACGCGCTTACGTGGAATGACCTGCCGCCGGGCGGCCCTGGTCAGGTGCTGGCTACGGGCGGAGCGGGCGCTAACCCTTCCTGGGTTGCCAAGACGCCGGAGTTTCCCTCCGGAACGTCCATGTTGTTTCGGCAGACCACGGCACCGACAGGTTGGACGAAACAGACCGCGCTTACCGACTACGGCATCCGCGTAACGAGCGGCGCTGTAGGTACGACCGGCGGGACGCCGTTCAGCACCGTGTTTGCGCAGACCGCAGTTGGCAACACAACGCTGAGCGCCACGCAAATGCCTTCGCATGCGCACCAGTATCTGGCCGTACGCGCAGGCGGTGCGGCACTGTCGGGTGGAAGTGCGCCGTCTACGGCTGAAAACACCGACACGTTGAGCCAAACTCAGTTTGCCGGCGGCAGCACGTCGCACACGCACTCCATCAGTTTGGCCATGGCGTACCTTGACGTTATCATAGCGACTAAGGATTAGGGTTGATGAGCTACGCACCCACAACCGATTTTCTCGGGCTGCTGCGGCAGACGTCCGGCGGCATGCGCTTCCTGCAGATGCCGGGGCTCGATTTCGTCGTGGCCGCGCTTGCGCGTGCCGGGCTGATCAACCTTTCGGTCGGGCAGACCGCCCCCATCGTCGACCAGACCAATACGGTATGGTTCAAGCCCGCGCAGCCGTCGTGGACCGCAGAGGGCACGCTCTATATCTGGAACGTCGCTACGAACGTCTACGAAGTGGCGACGCACGATTTGTGGGAGCAGTTGCTGGCGGGCGCGCAGGGCTACCAATTTCAGGATGCACCCGACGCGGCCAATACCGTAATCGCAGGGACTTCGCTGCTGGCCATTCGACGCGTGGCACCGCTGACAACGACGGTCACGCTGCCGACGCTCGCCAGCCAACGCGCGAAAGCGCTTCAGGTCGTCGACTGGTCGACGAACGTGGCCAATCACGTAGTAACGATCATGCCTTCGGGCGGCGCAACCATCATGCAGCTCGCGCAATGGCAGTTCCTGTCCACCGCCGTCAGTTTGGGCGGCATCACGTTCTATCCTTCTGCGGATCTCAATGGCTGGGTTATCGCACCATGAAAATGCTTCGTCTCTTCGCTCTGATTGCATCCGTTTTCTGCGTCCTTCCGGCGCAGGCGCAATGGCAGACGCCGAACCACTCCGTTCCGATCGGGCGCGGGTCTGGCGTTACGGGCTTCGGAAGCACGTCACCAGGGGCCGCCGGCCAGGCGTTGATGAGCAACGGCAGTACCGCCGATCCGACATTTCAGGCGATCTCGCCGTCCGCGGTGCTCCCCGCCCCCACGCGAAAAGGGGATATCATTTATTGGGACGCAGGTGCCGCCGCGTGGGTGACGCTGCCGGGCAACAATTCGGGCGTACGCATCGCTACTGAAGACGCGACCGGACAGCCGGCGTGGTCGACTTTCAGTTCGCTTGTGAAGGCGCCGAAGTTCCTTCGCCACGTCAACATCAGCAGCGTATTCAGCATCGCGTTCGACGCGGATGCAACGTTGGTGGATGTCGTGCTGGTAGGGGCCGGTGGGGGCGGCACGGGCAACGGCGGCGCCAATACCATTCCGTATTATCAGTACGGTGATATCGGTACGCCTACGGCTTTCGATGTCACTCCGATAACGGTATCCATTTCCAACGCCACGCCCGGCATCATCACAACTCCAACGCACACCGTGCCCTGGGAGTGCAATCGACCGTTCTACTTTTCCAACAACGGCGACACGCTCCCGGCTCCGCTGGCCTTCAATACGGTTTATATCATCTATTGCGGTGATAACCCGATCGGTGCCAACACCAATCAGCCCACGGCTACGACCTTCGGGATTTCCACCCGGTCGTTTAACACGCCGATCACTTGCCTCATCTACGCACCGAATTGCCAGACGGCGATAGCGACGACGACCGTTGGCAGCGGGACGCACATTCTCAACATGTACACGTTCGTCGCCACAGCGGGGAGCGGCGGCGGCATCGTCGGCGACGGCGGCCTGCCAGGTACAGCCTACGGCTGCGACAGCAACGGCCCCGCCGGCTACCTGCAGAGCGTGGGGCATACCGGGGGCGTCGGTGGCAACTTCTACGGGGTCAACGTCGCCCCCGGGATCGGCGGTGCCGGGTACTATGGTGGCGGCGGTCAGAACGCGTCCCTTGGCACTGATATGACCGGCGGCGGCGGCTCCGGAGCCTTCCCGACTGCGACCGCGAGCGGCGGCGGTGCCGGCGGGGGCGGCGGGTCGTGCCATATCATTTTGAAACCCGTTCCGGGGCATCTGTACCCGATCTTGTGCGGCGTGGCCGGCTCCGGCGGCGTTGCCGCGACGCAAGCCGCGACCTTCACCAATGCGAGCCCGACTGTCGTCACGATGACAGGGGCCAATTTTCCGCCCAACGCAGCGATCACATTTTCCGGCGGGTCGCTTCCGACCGGAGTTGTTGCGGGAACGACTTACTACACGCTCCCGCTGGACGACCCCGGCAACACATATAACATCTTGAACACGCCGTACGGGACTGCCATCAACACATCCAGTGCGGGCTCGGGAACCGTTTCGAGCGGGACGGCCGGCAGCCGTGGGGCGTACGGCGCGTGCGAAATCTGGACCTTCTACGGGGTGCAATAGACCGATGAAAAAATTCATTCTCGCCACGCTTCTTTTCTTCGCGTCCCTGGGCGCCGCGTTCGCGACGCCTGGCTGCACCGTGCTCGGTGGGTGGCCGGGCGCGCAGTACGGCCTTCAAGGTCAGATCCTTACGGACAGCCTGCCGTGCTACGGGATCACGGGCACACGAGGCGGTCCCGTCGTGCTGCAGGGCTCGCCGACTGTTACGACGCCGAACTTCACCACGTCGTTCTCGGTTGATACCCACATCTTTGGCAGCCACGCTACCAACTACCATCAGATTTTTGACAACGTCGGCAACATCGGCCTCGCGATTGGCAACGCGACCGATCCAACGTCGTACAACAGTAACGACGTACACACGTTTCGCAGTAAGTCGACGGCGACCAATTTTGCCAACATATCGGCGTCCGGCATCGGCGTGTACGGCTCCAGCAGTGGGTTGCCGCACATTCAAGCGCAGGCGGTTGCGGGCACTCCTACTCTGACGTTGCCCAACGCGTCGGGAACGTTCGCAGTCAGCGCGTCGACGCCGCTGACGCTGAACGCGACCACGGGCGCCCTGACGTGCGCGACGTGCACCACGAGTGCGGCGTCTCTGACCGCAAACCAACTTGTCATCGGTTCTGGCACGCAGGGCGAACAGACGCTTGGTTCGCTGGGCACGACGACGACCGTTTTGCACGGCAACGCTGCCGGCGCTCCGACGTTCGCCAGCGTCACCGGCTCCGATATGGCGGCGAACACCGTTGCGAACGGGCAGCTCGCGACCATGGCCAACGGCACCATAAAGTGCCGCACCACGGCGGGAACGGGCTCGCCGGAAGACTGTACGGCCGCGCAGGTTACCACCATTCTTGAACGCGGAACGACGTTGCTTGCCGTGCTGACCGCGTCCAATTCGGCGACGCTATCGGATACCACGCACGTCAATTCGACGTACGACGACTATATGCTGACCTTCGACAATATGGTGCCGGTTAACAACGGTGTTGACCTGTACTGTCAAGTACATTCGGGCGGTATCTTTCAGAGCACCACTTACTTGAACGGTACGGGCGCCGCTACCACGCAAATTACGCTATCGGTCAATGCAAGTTTGGTAGCCAATAATCCGGGTATCGGCCTGTCGGGGACGATGTACCTTCGCAATGTCAACTCTACGACCGTCGTCAAGTTCATGGACGGCCGCAACTAC